GGCTGGAGATACCGGTTCGGCAGATACAGCAAGCCATTATAGGTGAACTTGCGGCCGCCGCGGTGATAGCCGACGGTTTTGCCGGGCAGATCGAAGCGGATCAGGTCCAGCAGCGCGAATTCGCCGCTCTCGATCAGGTCCTCGACCTCGGAAGATAGCACGCTCATGAAAGGAACAGCTCCGTTGCGGTAAACTGGACATTATAGTTCGGCCAGGTCTTCGGCAGGCTGAAGCTCCCCGCATCCATCTCCATGATGCAGGATGGCTTCTCGAAATGGACGGTGCACGGCAGGGTGAACACCTGCAGGTCGAGACCGAAGCGGATCTTCAGGGTCACGACGCCCGCTGCGCTTGCTGTCGCGGCCAAAGTGATCCGGTGCAGCGATCGCATGAAGGTCGATTTCCGCACCTCGACATAGTCACCGGGCCCCAGCTTAAACCCGGCTGGCAGGCCCGAGACGACGATAGTGTTGGCGTCAGTTACGGACTGCAACGCCGCGTCGCCAGAAAATACCCCGCCGCCCGCCTTCACGCCGGAAAGCGGGTTGCTGCCCTGATAGGCGATCGGCCGCGGCCGGTGCGGATCGTAGCCGGCAATATAGCCGCCATCGTTCGCGTCCATGTTGAAGGCGTCGAACAGCGCCGCCTCGACCGTTGTCAGCTTCGATGCGGAATAGGACGCGGCCCAGTATGGCGTCCCGGAATAGGCCGTCTCGGTGCGGCGGCCCTCCATGCGGTTGGTATCGCGGATGCGAACCGGATCGAACGCGACCTGGCCGTAAACCACGCTCGGGAGCGAAATGAGAAACACCATCAGAAATCTTCCCCGCCATTCTGGCGATAGTTGGCCCGGGCCTCCTCGTTGCTGCGCACGATGCGCACGGTCTGGTCGCCGGTCTGCTCTAGGATGCTGGCGACCAGTTCCTTGCTCAGCCTGAGCTCAACGACGGTGCGCCCGCCTTCCCCGCCTCCCTCGCCGGTCGAGCCCGATACTTTGCTCGGAGCGATGATCCGGCCGTGGCTGGTCGGCGCAAAGAACTCCTCCTCATATTCGTTGACCCGATAGATGCGCCCGGGAGAAACATCACCGCCGCCAGCGCGCGCACCGCCATAGCCGAGGAAGTCACCGAGCGTCGTGGTCGGCACGAAGCTGGAGCTCAGTCCACTACCACCGCCGAAGATCTCGCTGAACAGCGAGCCGAAGAGCCCTTTCCCGTTCGTCTGGACATTGATGATCTCGGTGAGCAGCGCCGCAATCGCCTCCTTCGCATCGAAGCTGCCGTCGACGATGCGCATGAGCTGATCGTCGAGGACCTGCCCCATACGCTCCGCCGCTTCCTCGCTCCGCTCATACTGCTCGGCCAGAGCCTCCTCGGCCGCGAGTTGGCGGTATTTCTCATTAATGAGCGCCGAGATCTGCTGGCCTTCCTTCGAGGTCGCCTCGACACCCGCCTCGCACAGCGCAATCGTCCGCTCCCGCTCGATGTCGGTGAGGCCGATGATCGCCAACTCCTCGCGCAGCGACGCGATCACGTCGTCGATCGCCTTCTTTTCTTTCTCGGCTTCCGAGACTTCCTTGGAGCGGCTGCCGCCGCCCTTCTCTTCATCGTCCGGCGGGGCAATTGGTTCCCACTTCGGGACCTCCGGAGCAAGCTTCGGGGAGTTTCGCTGGCTCAGGATCTCGATGATCCTGTTCTCCTCTTCATTCAGCCGATCCATATGGGCCTGAAGCTCAGCAATCGATTGATCGATCATTCCGCCGGCGCCAGTCTCTCCGAGTGCTATACGTTCCTGCGTCGCCTCTTGAATTTGCCGATGCGTGTCGTTCTTTTCCCCCATGATCGCGGTTTGCCGCGTCTGAAGGGTCCTAGTCTGCTGTCGCTCGAATTCATTGAAGCTATCAATGAATTGGCCGAGGCTGCCCACGGCGGAAACGATGGCGGCCTTCAGATTGGTCCCAACAGTGGTCGCGATCGCATTGAATTGGCGATCGATCTCTTCCGCTTGCTCGATCATCTGTTCGTCGAGCACGATCCCGAGATCGTTGGCCGCCTTGATCGTGTCACGGATACCGGCCTCGCCCGCCTCGATGAGCTGCACGAATTGTTCGCCGCCGGTACCGCCGAAGATCTCGTCCATGATGCGGATCTGAGCCGCGTTGTCGAGTTCGCCAAGGCGGCCGATGATCTCGGTGAAGAGATCGGCAGGGTCCTCGAGCTTCCGCTTCAGATCCTCGGCCGAGTAGCCAATGCGCTGGAAGGCCTCGGCCGCCGAACCACCGCCCGTGACGATGAATTCGTCGGCCCGCAGGTTCAATTCCTTGATGCCATCCGTCAGAGCGTCGACGCCCACACGGTTCTGCTCGGCTACGTACTTCAGTTCCTGGAAGCTCTTGACATCAAGACCGGCCCGCCTCGCCTCATCGCCTATAGATGCGATAGCGCCCGCTGCATCTCTGATGACTGCTACCGTCGAGGCGGAAACAATGCCGGTAATGAGGCCAGCAGCTCCACCAGCCAAGCTTTTGATCCGCCCGAATGAAGCCATTAGGTCGGTTGCCGTCGTTTTCCCGAGAGCCCGCACTCTGGCGAGGGCAGCCTCTAATCCTTTCGGATCGCCGGAAATCGTGACTGGGATATCGGGGCGGCTCATTTAATGCCTCGTTGCGGAGAAAAGAAAAATCGCTACGCTCCGCCGCAACAGGCAGGGGCGCATGCTCAGGTTGTTCTTGATACTGTCTGTGTTTGCAGCATCGGAAGCGAAGGCCACCGGCTGCAACAAAACGATGCTCAGCATCACCGACTGGTCGGCCGGAAAAGCGGGTGATGAGCACGTCGAAATCACATTGGACGTTCAGTCACACGCCAAGAAGCAGATTCGCATGCTCAAGGCTGTAGCCTACTTCTACGACGCCCTGGATGTTCCGCTCGGCGCCATTCCCATTGGGCCAGACGCTACCATTCCGGCGGGCGGCAGATACAATGAACACCTAACTTGGCCAGCGGGTGTACATCTAAAGCGACTGCTCCAGTTGCGGAAGCAGGACGTAAAGACCGCCACCTGCGTGAAGGCGGTCTTGTTCGAGGATGGCTCAAAGGAGAGCTTCTAACGCTTCGCACGTTTCACGCTGCTAGTCCGGTCTGAGCAAGCACCTTCAAAGCGCGCGTCGAGGCTGGGGCCGAACAAGCCTCCTCATACCGAGCACGCCCCCCGCGATTGTGCAAGTCACATGATCGAAGACGTCGATGCCGAGCTCCTCAGCAACTCGTCGATGCTCGCTCCAGTCCTGTGCCCCGCCAAGGAGGTCGACTTATGCCGACCTCCTTGTGCGTAACGCGGTGCATGCACCTACTCGGGTCATTGTGCCGCGAACGGAGATACCGCGTGGGCTTTGATGACTGGCGGAGGGTTCCACTTACCCGTCAGCGCATCGGGCTTGGGTGCGTAGAGCCGCATCGTGAGGTTATACGGCCCATTGGGAGCCGGCAGCCAGTTCCACTCCTTGTCCTTACCAGGGCTCTCGCGTTGGAAATGAAGATCGAGTGAACCATCGGCGTTGTAATGAAACGGCATCCAGCTGCTAACAGCAAAACGGTTGATGGAGTTGGCGACTTGGAACCCTTTTTCGTCGTATAATGTCACTGACCAGAAGGCATGGGTCGGCGGGATATCTGCCTTGTCGAAGTGCATCGTGTAGTTGTTCTTGCCATCGAGCGGCTGCCCGTTTTCGTCAGCGAGATTGAGCGGATAGATGGCGTCTTCGGGCAGGTTGGCGCCCAGCCCCTGTTGCGCAATGATGGCGCGCTTCAAGTAATAGTTGCCGTAAACACCCATAGTGTCGGTGTTCATCGACCAGCCATTGGTGGCGCGGGCTAAAGTGGGCAATTTCCAAGCCATGAGAGCCTGAGCATTTTGGGGCACCGTTTCGAGAGCTTTCTGGACGACTGAATCAGCCTTGGAAAGATCGAAGCTCTTGCCCGGCTCAATGCCTATTCTTTTCATGCGGGCAATCATGGGCTGGTCGGTGACATGTGGAGGGTTGAGCTTCAGGAGCTCGGCAGCATAGGCGAAATAGGCTCCGGCCGAGGCTGTGTCGACTTGAGTCTTCGGCGGTGTCTTCATGTCTACGGAAGGATCGATCTTAAGCTCAACCGGCTTCGGCTGCTTGTCCCACTCAGAGAGCAAAGTGATCTTATAACCGTCCTGGATTTTATGAACCGCGTCATAGTCCTGCGGTCCATCGGTCTTCGTCCGCCCGATCACCCATACGTGTGGCGTCGGCGCATCAATCCTCTGCGTTCCTGCCGGCAGCTTGAACTCATCGAAATTATCACGCAGATCAGGCCGCCAGCCTGGCGGGGCGATAAGAAAGTTGCCGACCGCGGTTCCGGTGGTCCTCCAGCCGGGTGCGGCGAACACATCTGTCCACATGTCGAGCATCGGGAGCAGATAAAAGCGTCCACCAGTGTTGGGAGCCGAAATCACAACCGGCTCTTTTGTCAAATCGAGCCAAGCGCTCGAATACAGCGTATCAAAGTTTGGCCGGACCACTACCTTCATGTCCGCTGGTGGAAACTCGCGAATGTTGTTGAACCGATTGGGCGGGCCGCCAATCCCACCTTCCTTGGCTTCGGCGTTGGTCAACTGCTTCCGCGTGACGTCCATCGATATCAGAGGGTAGAAATACACGTAGGCTTCCACGCCGATCGCGTGGGCCTCTTCTTCCGTGATGGCATCGGACGCATTTGCCGGGCCGGCCAGAAGCGCCGTCACTCCGATGGCCAGAAGAGCTATCGAGCCAAGCTTGGAGATCAGACTTCTGTCGTCAAGTATACCTAGTGCTCGCATTGGAGCCTCCCTGTTGGGAAAAGTATCGTGGGGGTGAATTCTAATTTATTGCTAATATACAAAAATGGGCGTAGCTGCCGTCGCGTTTGTACCCATGTGGCGAATGTATATGAAAAACTAAACCCAGGATAGGTGCACCACAATGTCGGGCAGTCCGCCACGAGTCTCGCTTCCAACACCGATCATCATCAGATCAGGGCCACCCCCCCAGCGTTCTCGCCCTGGGATTAGCCTTCAGAGAAGGCCGGACCCCATGCTCTGCGGCAATACGCCGAACCTCCTCCCGTGATATGAACGGTCTGCCACGGACATTCCCGGAAAGCCCCTCCACGGTCATCTCGAATTCCGCCGCCGTCGCCTTCCAGAACATTTCCGGCGACCAGCCGAGCATCTTCGGGTTGGTGGCGATCCGGTAGAGCGACTTCAGATGATCCTTGATCAGGAGGGGCTTACGGGCTTTCCCAGGACGGCGTCTCCCGCAATCTGCGAAGCCGTCCGCTCGTCCCGCCGAATTGTCCCGGCAGCAATGTGTGCCGACAGCGCCTTTTCGACAGCCTCGCGCCAGGCGAGCTGATCGGCGGCCGAGATGTTGCCGTCGTCGAGGATCCTCGCCGAAAGCGCCGATATCTGATCCTCGTCGTCCGCGACGATCAGGCAGCGGACGGCGCAGGCGACCGCCTTCGGCTCGAAGCCGAGAAGGCGGCCGTAGAGCTCGTCGAGCGTGCGGGCGCCGATCGCATCGGAGAGACGAGCGAGGCCGGAGAAAGTGACGGCGATGCGGAAGTCGATCGAGCCGATGCGAACCTCCGCCTCGCCGCGTAATGGGTTGGCAGGCAACATGGAACTCTCCGCTTAGACAGCCGGCACGAAGGTAAGAGCGCCGGTCATGGCGCAACGGATGTCCGCCTGCAGCTCGTTGGTCTTGTCGCCGGAGAAGGTCATCGAGACGAGCATGTCGCCTTCAAACGTGCCGACGCCGGGCACCGTGACCTGATACTCGGTGATGACCTGGTTGACGGCATCGGCGGTTACCGCCTTCATCGTGACGGTATCGACGAAGGCGCCCTGCCCGCTGAAACGGATGGACTGGATGCCGTACATCAGCGCCAGCGTGAGCTTGCTGCCGGGATCGGTGCAGCTCGGCTTGGTGATATCGATTTCCTCGTTGTTGATCTCGAGGGATCGCTGTTCGGTGATGCAGGCCAGGGTGAAGGCGCCTGCACCGGTCGAGCGGGCAAGCGTGAGCTGACGGCCGAGAGCCATGGCAAAATCCTCTTCGTGCTGGTGGGGGTGATGGCGCTACTGCATGCCGCCCAAAAGTGTGCAGCGGTTTTTGGATAACGGCATGCAGAGCGTTTAGAGCGCAGCCTGTTCCGGATTGGCGGCGAGCGTCTTGTAGGCGATCTGATAGTTGAGCGAACCGGCAAGAAGGGAGGTGCCGGTCTGCGGGTTCACGAAATACTGTTGCGACTGCAGCAGCGCTTCGACGGCAAGTCCGCCGAGAGTGATGTCCGAGGCCATCGCAGCCTCGATCAGAACGCAAACCCTGTCGAATTCCTCTTCCGGTTCGTCGTCGCGCAGGTGCGCGACGATCGAGAGCGGCAGGGACCGGTCGTAGCCGTCCTCGCCGGCTTGCCCTGACGAGGGTCGGACCGTCATGATCTCCGATCTGTCGGCCCAGGTGACTGTGAGGGCCGGCAGCTTTTCCTGCGGGATCGCGCCCTTGCGGCCACGCTTCACCTTGTCAGCACCGGAGAAGTCCGGAATGGCCGAGAGGCGCGCGATGACGGCCGCGAAGATCTGGCTGCGGAGATGCGCCACGTCAGGCGACCGAGCGGCCGAGGTCGCGCAGCGCCTGGTTTACGACAGCTGCGGAATAACCCGCCTCAAGAATCTGTGCGCGCGCCTTGCCACTGTCGAGCAAGCGACCGATGTCGGAGCGTATCGCCGAGCGGAGCCGGGACGGCAATTGCGGCCACGGCCGCTGCGTCATGGCGCCGGCGGTCTGGCGCGCGGCCTTCTTCTTGGCGCCCTCTTCCGTCGAGAACAGCGCCTGGCAGAGGTCCTCCATCGGGTCGACCGCAGCGGCCGGAGCCTGCTCCTGTTCCTGTGTCTTCATGGTCAGATATCTCCGGCAAGCGAGATGCGGAGCATGGCCCGCGCATCGTCGTCGATGTTGATGACCTGGTAGCTGACGCCGCCGATCGCGACGCTGTCGCGCTGGCTGGCGAGACCGGGCACGGCGGAGGCGGAGACGGCGAGCAGATGGGTGGTGCCTTCGACGGCCTGCTCCAGCTCTTCCGCCAAATCGGTTTCCCGCCACACGCGCAGGATGACCCGCACAGCGGGCCTCGCGACACCGTCGACCGTGAACACGGCGTCGGCATTGCCGAAGGCCTTGGCGAACTTCGGCCCCATCCTTTCGAACATGACGGGACGCGGCGTCATTTCGGAGCCTTGAGCTTTTCGATCTCGGCCTGAAGCTTGGTGACTTCGGCGGCCAGCGTCGCATTGTCGGTCTCGAGCTGCTCGTTCTGCTCCAGCAGCGTGCTGCGATCGCCGATCGCGCTGTCACGCTCCGCCGTCAGCCGGTCATTGTCGGCCGAAAGCCTGTCGTTGTCGGCCGAGAGCTTCTCGATCGCCTCGCGAAGCCTGTCGAGATCGACGGAGGGCACGGGCGCCGCGGCCGTCGATTCGGGGCCGGCGGTAAAGGCGCCGAAATTCTTGCGGAAATTCTCCGCTTCCTCGGCCGTGATACCGCCGGTACCGACCGGAACCGGCTCACCCGGCCTGTAGGTTTTCTTGCCGACCTTGACGGTCACATTGAACTGCTCGGTTTTCTTGCTCATCGGAGCGTCCTTTCAAAGTCCCCAATATCCGCCGGCGAGAAACCGGCGGGTATGCGGGCGAACACGGGTTGGAAGGGATTAGCGAACCAGCGCGAACAGGCTGGCGTCCGGCTCCGGAGCGATCGGAAGCGGTGCTGCCTGCGTCTGGACGATGGTTCGCGACGGGTTCCGTTCCCGCCACATGT